AGTAACTTTCCCCGTTACCGATTGTGCAAATAACATCATCGGTGTAAGTATAGTCATCATCATAGCAATTAGATTACGATTTCTCATATCGAATCTCCTTGTTATTGTTGAATTGACGCATTTTTCCATAGGTGCGTCACCTGCCTATCTGGGTATGTGAAATCTTAATTACCATATTCTTGGTCATCATTATCACCAGTTAAACTTGGAACTTCACAACTATCGTTGTTACAAAATTTATCTATTTCTGCCTCTTCATTTTTGATTACACCGAAAGATAAGTTTCCAAGTTTTTTCACTTGTTTACCATATTCTTTCTCATCAATTGATTCATATGGCATTTGTGGATATGCACCCCAATCGTGTCTTGGTAATAAGGATATACCCTTTAAGTAATACTGATAATAATTCAGTACGTTCGGTATTTGATTACCCTCTTCTTCAGGATCAAAAGTTACCGTACAACTTACTTGATTGTCTGCCCAATGTCTTTGCATAAAAGCGGCTAAACTAAATTGTTCCCATATGGAAAGTTCCCCCGCTGTTCGTATTCCCTCACCTACATCTACTGGTACCTCGACAACCAATGTAGAGTCCTCTGAACCAAATGCAGGTTCTAATTTATACCCTGCCTTTCTCAAAGGTTCTATTAACTCTGAATGTTTTGATAACCTGATTCTTCTAATATAGAATCTTGATTCAGGATAATGTAAACCAGGAGTAGCACCCGCTAATAGTGAAACTGTACCACTTGGTTTTACTGAAGTAGTTTTGATGGAACGTGGTACTGCAAACCAATCGGAATACATCTTATCCCAATCTTGAATAACATCATAACCATTTTCTAACCATTTTCTAAGTTTATGTAACCCGCGATTAGTTATAAACTGTGCTACTCCACTAACACTACATCCAATCCTACGATTTCTTAACATAACTCTATTGGTATCACTCCAATGTGTTCTACCTAATGTAACTGTTTTGGCATATAAATAAGCATATTTTAATGTTCTAGCATAATCTTCAAAGTCATCATGATTATCAGGAAATGTTTCTACAAGACAACACAACTCGTATGATTCTAATGTCTGTTCTAAACAAGGATTTCCACCCATAGCTCTATGGTCTTTGTCATCTCCACCATTTTTCATTCTTGAGTAGTGTCTCATGTTTTCTAACCACGCTAAACCTGGTTCACCATTATCTACAATTCTCTTGGATACTTCTGTATAATCCATACCAAGTTCTGCAAATATACTATTGTTTGAAGTCCAACCATATTGGTCACGATGTGGATTTACTTTATAATTCTTTAAATCTAAATATTCTTCTGAATGTGGATCTCCGAATACAATCTCAGCAGTTCTTCTAACATTACCAGCAACAACACATTTACCTATAAGATTCATAATATCTACAATGGTTGTGATTGTGATTGGTTCTCCACTATTTTTTTCTAATACTTTTCTAATATCTTCGTGTACTTCTTCCAATGGTTCAGGTCCTGAACTCATACCACCAAAACCTTTTATTGGAACACCAGCTGGTCTGATTTTACTATAGTCAAAACTTACTGGAGCTGTCCCATGAAAATAACTTTCTAATAGTAGTTTCAAAGATTCTACCCAACCCTCACGAGTATCTGGTATCTCAAATACTTCTTCATTTCTATCTTTGTTTACACCTTTGACTACAATCTCTCCTGCACCTTTTGTATCAAATCCTACTCCAACACCTAACATAGAGGCATCCATAAGGAAACAAAATGGTTTCGAGTAATCTTCCTTTAATGTTTTTGTCGATACGAATGCACAATTATTGAGTGCTGCATACAAACCTTTTTCTTCAGTAATTGGTGTTCCCATTGCCCATAGTCCACGACCTGGAGGTAAAAACTTCATTGTAAATATTCTATCATACATTTCTTGTGCTGATTTTTGAGCTTGCCATGCATTCCAACCTAATTGATGTGATTCAATATGATTCTTTTGCATAGAGTAAGTGCCTTCTACAACCCTCTGAACGGTTTCCCACCATCTCTCGTTTTTTCCATCTTCTTTAATTCTTGAATAGGTTCTCATATAAACTAATTCCCCTAATCCATTAAAACCAAATGGTGGTTTCTTTCTTTTGTATTTATTTATAAACCCTTCGGATAACTTAAATTTTTCCATTGTACTCCCTATAATCTTTCGTGAAACTTATCTCTTTTTTAACTACCAAGTATAACTATAATATATACTCCACAATAGCAACCAATATATATAATTTTTTCGATTTTTATATTAAAATTTCTTTGAAGTTTTATTCAAACCCATCTGAGTCGAAATCCTTCTTCTTTTGTGCCAATGTTTTTCTAATATACTCATCAGCATTATTCATTTTTCCTTGTGCCTCCTTTCCACCTTGAGTACTACTTTCATAAATCATAATGTAACCTGTATTAGTATTGATAGTTGCAGGGAATGTAATACCATCTGGCCCAAATCTATTTTTAATTACATGGAACCTACCTGTATTTGCTATTTTATCTTCTACTTTTCTACTCATACTCATAACAAAATCTGCAGTCATAACTTTAGAATAATCTTCTGAAACTTTGTCTGCTCCAATCACATCTTCTTCTAAAGATGAACGATTTGCTTGTGATGCAGTCCATACAGGAATATCAAACTCACCAGCCATACCACGAAGTTCTTCATATATATGACCTATTTGATGTCTTTTCTCAGTAAAATTGACTGTTGATTTCATGATGTCTGCATAATCCACAAGAACTAAATCAGGTTTAATACCTTGTAATTCACATTGTTGTAAATGTGAAGTTATTGTGTTTACACTTGCAGTTCTTGTCGGATAATACTTAATAATTAAATCACCCTTCAATTTACCAATTGCCTTTAATACATCTTCCTTATAATACTGAAGATTTCCTGTTGGTTGTCCTGATACAATCGTATCATATCGTAATCCAACATATTCTGCGTTCAACTCTAAAGTATAATGTATTACAGTTTTACCTTTCTTAACTGCTTCCGCACCTAATGCCTGTAATGTCCAACTCTTACCAATACCAGCTGGTGCCACAATAACACCCAATTCACCACCTGCTAATCCACCATCCATCAATTCATTAATACTATCCCACTTTGTTGGTAACGTATCTCTTGCCTGTTCAGTCATTCTCTCTTCAAAACCTGTAATATATTCGTGTCCTATATCTCTCTCAACACCAGCTCTCATTGCAGTATCCATCACACCCTTTATATCATCATATTGGTGATTATCCAATAACTCAACCGATTCCATAATTGCGTTTTTTATGACTTGATTCTTACAAAACTCTAATGTTTTCTCTCTTACAAATTCTAAATCAGGTGATTCACGATGAGACCATGCCTGTCTTAAAAAATCCACCACACCACTTTTCAATACATCATTCTCTATTTCATCTATAACGACTTTGAGTGCCTCCATTGTGGGATTAGTCTTGTACTTGAGAAAGTATTCCTTAATAGATTTAATTAAAAATTTATTACTATCTGAATCAAAATAACTCACCTCAAGTATGTCTATAATTTGTTTCGTAAACTTTATATCAGTCAACAAACTAGCAATAATTTTACTTTGAAAAGATGTTCCGTATTGTACTAAAGTTTCACTCATCAACTTTCCTTTTTAAATACAAAAATAGGTTCTGTTTTCACACCCTTACCAGCAACACTTGATAATATCAAATCTATTGTTGGTTCTTGTGTGAATCCAATTTCATTTGATATATTTATTGTTTCTTTTTCTATAAATTTATATTTTGGTGTATTAGCAATGTTGATTAACATATAACCATTCTTCTTTAATCCGTAATAACAATTTTCTATAGTTTTCTTTAGAAATCCATCTATCCACTCATCTGAAGTTGGGAACTTCTTATAACTTTGAGTAGGTTCATCTGAATATTTCTCTGTATCAAAATAAGGTGGTGAGGTGAAGCATAAATCTAACGAATCTACTTCAGGTCGAAATTCCTCACTACCTTGTTTATAAATATCAATTTGTTTTTCAAGATAAAGAAAATCTTTTTTTATTTTTAATAAACCTTCATATGTTTTAGTTGAAGGTTCAGTCCCTATATAATGTTTAGTGTTTTTTGATGCTAAAAATCCAATCAATCTTCCACCCCAACCACAACTCATATCCCAAATAGTACCATCTCCACCGAACTTCTCATAAATAACTTTAGCAGCACTTGGTCTGAAGTTACTTACTGCCTGAGAACCTTGATATAATTTCAATGATTGTCTAAATCTATTTTCTGTAAATTTATTATTACCATGTTTTTCTTGCCAAATCCAACACTTTCTTATTATTTGTTTTAGTAAATCATCATCTTTAAAATATCCAATTGGTGGCATTTTAGAACTCCCACATTGAACATCTACCCAATGAGGAAAATAACTCCATGCTAATCTAAGAGCATGCATTGTTTGTTGAATTTGATTATCTATAAAGATACTGTTTGTATCTAATCTTTTTAATGAATTTATATGTGAGTGTCTCTCTTCATCACGCACAGTATAATGTGGGAATCCGTTTTTCCTATAGTATTTAAATATCCACTCAATACCATCCTCAATATCAATAGAGTTTATATCACTTGTAACTCTATGATAATTTAATTCTAACTCATCAATATCTACAAATTTCTCTAAAACACTATAATCTACGTTCATTCTATGTCTCTGTACATCTCTTGTACTTTTTTATCATAGAACTCTTGAGTTTTTTTCTCACGATATTTTTGTTTAGCTTTGGCTAAAATCTTTTCTCGATTACGCATATAATGTTCCATTTGCCAACGGCGTTGTGCCTTTTTCTTTTCTTCTTTAGTAAAATATTTTTTCTTACGTCCCATGTGTTTTCTCCGCCATTTGATTCATTCTATTAAATGTAGAATGTAACCAACTATTCAAATTAGGTAAGGCAGTATACATCTTATCTTCTAAAAACATTTTTTGGAATTTATGTTTTATTATTCTTTGTATAGGTTGAGACACTATATTTTGTATCTTCAGTTTACTGTTACCTGAAATATTCACATCATCTAAATCCATTAGTTTTTTATTTAATAACATTTGGTCATGTGAATTAGTAATTTCCTCACAAAGTTTATAAGTGGTTTTTTGTGTTGATGCACTTTTAAGAACATCTTCTATATTATATTTGTGTGAAGTCCCTAAAAATGGAAAATGTTTTAATAACGATTTTAACCCAACACCTTTTACACCAGGAATACTATCGCTTACATCACCATCGAGAACTCTGTATAATAAAAAGTTTTGAGACGAAATACCATACTCTTCTAATACCTTGTTCTCATCATACATTTTCTTTTTAGTGGGTGAATATACTTTGATATTCTCATCTACTAATTGTAGAAAATCTTTATCGGTTGACATTATAGTGGATTTTGAACCTTTGAATATATGTTTTGCACAATAACCAATCACATCATCGGCCTCTATATTATCCATATTGATTATTGTTAATGGTAAACATTCAAGATACTCAACAATTCTATTTAACTGAAACACCATCATTTTCTTTTCCTCTTCACGAGTTAAAAAATCATGTGTTCTGTTCAAACGATGAGACATTTTTCTTCCCATTTTGTATTGTGGGAATATCTTTCTACGGCGGTTAGACCCACCTTTACCATCAAAAATGATGATAGTGCGGGTGGGCCTTATCATGTTAATAGTGTAACCAATTGACCTTAAAAAACCTACTATTCCACCAATGTGAACCCCATCTTCATTGGTAGTAGGTATTGCTGAAAACACTCTAATAAAAGTGTTCAGTCCATCTATTAGTAAAACCGAGTCATTTGGTTCACCACTATCTACTTTACCGCCAGATTTTTTAATCTCATCGAGTATTGATATGTAACGTTTGTTAGTCACCAATAACCTCATCTGTGAATTCTACATCATCAATACCAAGTTTCTCTTTGTATTGTAATATAACCTTGTCACAAATGATTTTATAAATATACTCCCTCAATTCGTCATTATTGGTAATCAAATCTTCCCAATCTTTTGATTGGAACTTATGTTCTTTACCTTGTTCATCTGTAAGAGTATACCATGCTCCACCAACCTTAACTAACTTATGTTCTTTAAGTACGGTTAACCAAGCACCATAATTATCAATACCTCTGTCGAAGTACATATCATAATCTGCGTGTCTTAATGGTGGGCCCAATCTGTTCTTTACTATTTGAGCCCTACACTTCATACCCAATACATTTTTACCTGTATCTTTAATCTGTCCCATATTCTTTAAACGAATACGAGTAGATGCATGAAATGGTAATGCCTTTCCACCACTTGTTGTCCAAGGGTCTCCAAACATTACACCAAGTTTTTGTCTCAGTTGATTCGTAAACACAAGAGCAACTCTCTCTCTACCAATCATCTGAGTAATCTTTCTCATAGCCTTTGAAATAATGATGGCCTTTGCAGTAGCCCAACCATCTTTATCAAAATCCGCTTCCAACTCTACTTTCGTAGTTGCGGCTGCTAATGAATCAACTAAGATAGTCACTAATCTATCTTTATCTGATTCTCTTACTTTAGTTACGATTTCTTCAATCGCTTCAAAGATATCTTCTACGGTTTCTAAATGTAGATATAACATCTTACTCATATCAATTCCAATCACATCCATAAACTCTTGAGAAACAGAAGTTTCAGTATCAATATAAACTGCAACTCCACCCTTCTTCTGAGTTTCTGCTAATATGTGAGCACCAAGTAGTGATTTACCACTTGATTCTAATCCATTGATTTCTGTAATTCTACCTACAGCAACTCCACCATTTGGTCTATTAGATATTGCCAAATCCAACATAGAACTACCAGTGGATATGAAATCCTTAATATCAGTAGGTGTATTATCAGTTCCATCAAGAAAGTATGCTACTTTCGTATCTTTGAACTTTTTATTTAGTGAATCGGCCAGTACATTGGCTAAAACATCATTTACAGACATTCATCTTCTCCAAGTTAAGAGTGGGTGGTAGATTAGTACCACCCACCATAGGTTATTTAACTATTAAATAAATCATCAAAAGCATCAGCTGTGTTTGATACTTTTGAAGTTTCTGAAAGTTGACTTGTGGAAACAGTCTTTTCTTCTGATTCCTCTTCTGATGATTCTGACTCATCAGGATTCAACCATTCATTCAATACCTCAGTTAAATCATCATAACTTTGTTCTTGATAGATTTCACGAATGTCCTGTTGTTTCTTTACTGATTCCAAGACCTCTGGATCATCTGAGATTGGTGTTTGATTTGGTTTAACCCTAATGTTAGTTTTAGGGAAACTTGCACCTGTCTCTTCTGCTGATAAGAATTCCACTACAACATCACGACCATTTACAGGATCTGTGATATCACCATAGTCAGGATCTGCAATGATTGAAAGAAGTTCTTGGTAAACAGTTTTACCAAATCCCCAAAATTTCACTCCTTGTTTCTCCTCACCTCTAACGATAACTGGTGCAAAAGTTCTCATTTTTGCTTCCAATTTACGAGAAAGTTGGTAATCTTCTTTGTTACCACTTGCACGAAGTTTTTGTGCAAACTCTTCAATCGGGTCAGGACGACCAAAACTGATTGGTGATAAGTAAGAACGATTATTTAGATTGTAATGAAAAAACAACTCGATAAAAGGATTGTCCTTATTGAATTCATAAGGCACAATTCTAATTTGTGTTTTACCTGGTTGTGGTTTCCAAAGACTTGATGTACGATTGTTTGTGGTCTGAAGTTGACCAAGACGTTTACGGAT